CTGAACGTGTCGAATGGTGTCCCGTAGCCGCCGTCTTCCAGGGCGTCCGCCAGCTTGGTTGCCACCGACGAGGCTGTCAGCGTCGCCTCTGCCTGATATGACTCAATGGCTACGACCATGTGGACCGACTGGGTTCGTAGTACATCACTAGCCTAACCTCCCCCGCGTCTCCGAGGTTGGTGAATCGGAATGGGTAGAAATTCGACCGGGGGCTCTCAAGATTCACCCCCACCTCCAGTGGCATGAAATCCATGTGACCAGCGGCCTCTAGTGCCGGATCGATGATGATGCCGGCGGCGCTGTCGGGGGCCTGGGATCGAGGCCTGGTGGCATCGGCGGCCATGGCGGCCTCCGAGGCATATAGCCGCAGCCAACCGGACTCGGACGATGACCAGCCCCGCAGCTCAACGAACACCCCCGGCAGGACGAACACCCCCTCAACCGTGCCGCCAGAGGCCGCCGTGACGGTCGCCAGGGCTGTTCCGGGCTGGTTCCGCGTGCTCCCGGTTTCGAGCTGCACCGCCACGGTCAGCCGCTCGCCGCCGAACACCAGGGAGGGCACCGGCTCCGGGGGGTCGGGCTGATCGCCAGGGACGATCTCGACAGCGACGGTCAGCCGCTCACCGCCGAACCGCTTGTGGACGATCGGCACCAGCTCGAACTCACAATCAACCGACCGCATCCCCGTGTGGGGATCGGAGGCCTGTGGCTGGCGCACCCACCGCCACCAGTAGCCGGTGGGTGTCCACTGAGCCGGCAGGGTGGTGACGTCGAACTCGAACCCCTCGTGTATTCCGTGCTCTCGGAAGTGGTCGAGGATCTCTTCCCAATCAGCCTGGATGATCGGACTGAAGGTGGGCGACCATTTCCTGCCGCGCTCCACCATGTCCAGTAACACGGTGGTGGTTCCGCCCGCCATGGCCTGGTGTTCGACGGAACGATACTGCCCGCCAGAGAATGGCGCTGTGGCGGGGCGCAGGAGGGGGAAGGCGGTCATGATGGGGGCATCTTCAGGAGTTGACCGGGGAAGATCCAGCGTGGGTCGGGAACATGCTTGATATTCAGTGCATGAATCTCAGGCCACCGCAGCGGATTGCCCAGTTGCTGTCCGGCGATCCCCCAGAGGGTGTCGCCCTTTTTCACTATCACACCAGGGGTCTCAACTGATGGGGCGCCAGGGGGTGCGTCGCCACAGACTGCAGTTCCGCCAAGTATCTCAAAGGGTGGATATGTTGAATGATTGGTTTCTACGAATTGGCCAGTTTCACCGCCAAAGACCAGTCTGTATGTCTCCAATCCGCTGGAGCTTGTACTATCAAGACCAGCGACCAGCGGATTGCCATAGGCGGTGAGCGGAATCCATTCAACGTTGCCGCCTATCTCAATCTGCCGCCTTAGCTGATAGGAATACTGCAACACCTTCCCATCGGTGCAGTATTCGCCATAGCCTCCTGCCCCACCAATGGATGGCCCGCCCGGCTTCCCATCACCCCTAGATTTCTTGCCGCCCGTATCTTCTGGCGGCTCGGCGCCCGCAGGGCCATAGGCTCCGCCGCCCAGGTCGCCCGGTGGATCCTCCGACGACTGGCCGGGGCCGCTGGTGTCTCCCTCGCCGGCCGGGGTGCCAGAGGGGAGGAACGTCCCGCTGCCGCCATCAGAAAACGGCGGGATCGTGGTGGTCTGCTCCTCTGGAATCGTCTCGTCACTGGCCCGGCCGGGCAGGTCGCAATCCCCCACTGGCGGGTGGGGAAGGATTTCCCCAGGGGCCGTTGCGAATAGGAAGGCCCTGTCGAGCAACCCCCGCCCACCGCCATCAACGGGCCAGTGTGCCACCGTCAGGGCCTCGCCCCCGTCGGGTGCATAGGAGACATTGTCAACAATGAAGAACTCATTGTAGAGATAATCGGGCTCACTATCCGACCTGATTGTGATCTTGACCTGCACGATCTGTCCCTTCGTGATGCTACCGGTATGCGATCCAGGGCGAAGGTTCAGCGTGCCGAAGTATCGTTGTTGAATTTTCTTGGCATGATGGAAGGCGCCAACCCTGGCAGCATGCTGCTCATTGTCACACCAGGCCGATAGATCTATGACATCCAGCGCGGGAGTTGTAGCCGCATCCTGTAGGCCGTTCCCTGTTGAGCTGACGTATAACGTTCGATTGAACGGAACATCATACTCTGTAGACTGTTGCCGCCACATCACGATGAGCGGTTGATCAGCCAGTGTCTTGAAGTCTGGCGATTCCAGAGACAACGACATCACGACTTCGTCATCCGTGAGCACCCAATCGGGGTTCGTTGCGATCTGCGGGACGATTCCATCCTCGTCTGTGCGCACCATGGGCACCAGCGTCAGTTTCCCGCCAACGGTGCGTTCCTGCAGGAGGAACCAGGGCAGTACATCGTTTGCGATGTCAGTTTCCACCGAAAATACAGCATTGCAGAGTAAGCCGTATTCTTCAATGAATTTTGCCGCCGTCAGCAGTGATGGGAAATCGATCAAATCGTCAGGGATTCTATTATTCTGTTGCCGCCAGAATAACCAGAGATCGACGATATTGTCACTGGGCCCGACTACATCATCTAGGATCCTGCCCCGCTCAATCACCATCCCCGATTCGACGAACGTGTTCCATGCACGATTCCAGCCTTGGTATCCCGGCGGGTAGGAGTTGCGAAACTCAATTGTTGACAGGCCCCGGTAGTCACCACCACCACCGCATTGGGCCGGCAGGTCGGGCAGTTCGTAGGTCTCCTGGGGAAGTGCCCGATTCCCTGGCTCCCACGCCCCCGCGCGGCGGTCGTAGGACTGACTGAAATCGCCCACGCGGCAGGGGCCCTGCCGAACCTGCCACATCGCCAGGGGTGCCATCTGCCCCTGCGCGAGCACGCAGTGGTAGGCCGCTGAGAACCCCGAGGGGCTGGCCTCGAAGGCTGCTTCCGTGGCGGGGGGGAAGTGGAGCACGCCGCCGCGACCGCCACGCCGCCGGGCGAACACGATGGGGATGGGCTGGCCCAGGGCTAGGGCCGCCTGTGCGCTCGTCAGGAGCTGGGCAGGTGGCACCGGCGCCGGGGGTGTGGCCGCTTCCATCCGCTCGGCATCGGCCAGGAGGGCCGCCAGCTGGTCCGCGTGCCTCTGGGCAGATTCGATGACCAACTGAGCCGAGGCCCCGCCGATCTGAGCGGACAGAGCTCCTTGGTTGACAATCAGCTGATCAACCGCCGCCCTGGAGGTGGCCAGGCTCTGCCGCAGCTCCCGAGCGGACGGCATGCCGCCGGACAGATCGACATTGACGATGGGTGGCTGAGATGGGAAGAATCCGCCGGATGGGCTCATAGGACGCAGGGAGTGCCCACCAGGTAAGAGGTGGCGATCTTCGGCGGGAAGGTTCCGCTATCGTCAATCCCCAGCCGCCAGGTGATCGTGGGCGGGGTGGCTGCCAGTGCCAGGCCCTGCACCTGCCCCAGGTAGGAGGCGATCAACGCGGCATCGGCCGGGGGGCCGGTTTCGCCGTCGGATTCGTCGAACTGCAGGATCTGCAGGAACGCGGTCCATTGTTCCCGTGCCGCCACCTGCAGGAGCTGCCATGAGGAGGGCAGCCAGCCCATGCTCAGCGTCGCCTGAGATCCCGCTGATGCGTGGCTGTCGAGGGCAGACCAGGCGAACTGCCGAGGGGTCCACTCCTCGCCGTCCCATGCGATCAGGTCTGGGCCGGGCCAGCAGGAGCACCAACGCGCGGCCGTGGAGCCCCCAGGGCGCCGCAGCTCCACCATCGCCGCCGAGGCCCTGACGACCGGTGCTGTCATCGCCCCCTCCCAGCTGCTACCGCCGCCGCGATGATCTGCGGGAGATCATCGGCAGAGAGCCACTGGCGATTGTCGGGCGTCTGCAGCATCGCCTGCGGCCGAATCGAGAGGTTGATCACTGGCGGGGCTGAGGAGGATCCGCCAGAGGGGGCGGAATAGGCCGGGCCCGTGCCGCCGCGTCCGGGGGCGAGGCCGGGGGATTGCATCGCGGCGATCAGTGCATTCCCCCTAGCGCCACCCTGCCATGCGTCGATCGCCTGGGGCATCCGAGCCGCTGGGATGGCGTACTCGCCGCCGGGGTCGCCGCCCTCGCCAATCATCGCCAGCGTGGGCTGATCGGTCCAGCCGCCACGGGCGAGACGGGGGATGTCAACTGGCTGCAGACGGAATGGGATATTGATTCCAATGCGGCCTGAGATGGAGTTGGTAGATTCAATCAGGCGGTTGACTTCTCTGGAGAATGCGTTGATCGAAGATTCACACAGGCCAAGGATGTAGTTCAGCTCGTTTTTGATCCATCCGCCAGCAGCAGAGAATCCCTTGGCAACACCGCGCCCCAGTGCATCAGCACCGCGCTCAATGCCTCGGACGAAATCATCCCAGCCCTTGCCGATGGCAGCGCTCATCTCATCGGCCCTGGTGGCGACACCTTTGAAGAATCCTTCCAATCCCCTGCCAATTCCAGTGCCGAACTCATCAACACCGCGCTGAACACCAGCGGTGAAGTCTTCAAATGCCTTCCCTGCGCCCAACAGGCCTTCGCTCACACTATCGGCCATTTCCTGGGCTAGGGGGCGGGTGAAGTTCGCGGCAATTTTTTCCTGTTGACCTCCGAGCCATGTGATGAAGTTGGCGATTGGTTCCCGCCAGGTGTAGACCGCTGCCACGGTGGCCACACCGGCGAGCGCAGCCCAGCCTCCAGGGCCAGAGAAGAATCCCAAGAGCGCCGGAACGGCGGTTCCGCCAATCCAGGCGATCGTGCCGTTGATCGCCCCTGCAATGGGCCCGGAAGGCCCGAGCACCGCCGCCCATCCGGCGATGGTGGCCGCGATCCGTGTCCCGGCGATGGCATTGCCGATCCCGCGTGGCATTACCCAGGACCCCAATGAACCGCAGCCACGGGCCTGGTGCGGGTGCGGGTGGTGGCGGTGGCGGGGGAAGGGTGACGGGGCCGCTGTAGGCCTTGGGCCCAAGCCGCTGGAGGATGTTGGTCGGGGGCATTGGCGCCGAAGGTGGCGGCGGCGCAGCAGGCGCCCTGGCAGCCCTGCCCCCGCGCAACGCGTCGAATGTGCCGGTGGCGGCCTTGATTGCGAGCGCGATCCCGGCAATGCCACCAGCGACAGTGAGGGTTGTGCGTATGGTTTTATCCAGGCCCTGGAAGCGATCCTCTAGCCAACCAACAAGATCAACCAGTTTCTCTAGTGCCGGGTTCAGGTCTTTGCCAACTGTTGACGCAAAATCCTTTGAGGTTGCATTCCATTTCTGGATAGCAGTCGGCTCAGGCATTTTGCCGAGGATCTTCGTTAGCTCAACACCAGTGGCGCGTAGAACAACATCAGGAGTGAGCATTCCTGCCGCCGCCATATTCTTAAGATCACCCAATGTTGCTATTGTTCGCGCTTTCGTGTCTGCGATTATCTTTGCATTTGCTTCTTTCACCATCTCTATTTCCTTGTCCAGCGCATCTTGCACGCCGCGCAACCTGGCCTCTGATGCAATCCTGACGGCTTCTTCCTCTGCAGCTTGGCGCTTGGCTAGTGCGTTCTCTTGGCCCGCCAAGGCGCTGTTAATGCTCTTCTCCTCCGCCTGCCGCTGATCCCGTAATAGGCGGTCGCGGATGACCTTCTCATCCTCTATGCGGTCTTCCTGCGCCTGCCTCTGGCGGTCGAATCCACGTATCAGGTTGCGCTCCTGCGCATCCCACCAGTCATCATCCCTGCGCCTGATTTCTTTCTGCACATATTCGTTAATTCCGTTAAGATCGTTGTAATAATCCCGCCACTCTTCTAGGTCCTGCCGCCTGCGATTGAACGCGGTCAGCACAGCCCGCTGCTCATCATCCATCCGCTCGAACAGGCGGTTTCTGGCGTCGCGCTCGGCTCGTGCACGAATCCGGTCTTCATCGTCGAAGCGATCTTGCAGGAGTCTTATTTCCTTCTCGTTCTTATCCCTTAAAAGAGTGATTTCCCGGTCGTATCTTTCGCGGATTCCTTCTAGCTTGGCGTTGGTTTCCTTTTGGATCAGATCCTCTTTTTCGCGTGCCGAGTTTTTCAGGATCTTGATCTGTTCTTTCTCCGCCTTTTGCGTTTCCTTTATAATCTGTTCTGAACGCTGTTTAGTGATCTGAATAATTCCTTTGTCTTTGGCGATGTTGTTGAAGGCGTTCACCAGCGCCTGGGCAAATGGTGGCACGCGCTCCAGCATCGTCACCAGTTCCTGGCCGTTCAGGCGCCCCTGGCCCAGGGCCTGTGACATCTGCCGGATGAACTCGGTGGTGTCTTCCGTGGTGAGGCCGATGATCCGGCTGGCCTCGCCCATGGAAAACATTGTTTTTTCGATCTGCGGCAGTTCGATATTCAACTGGCGTAACTTGCCCACCATGCCAGCAGTAATTTCTTGCGCTTCTATCTGGGAATAGGTGAACTTATCAGCAAACCTTGTCGCCATATCCATAATGGCGGCAGTCTCGTCAAATTGCTCCCCCATGGACTTCATCCTGTATTCAAGCCGGATGGATTCGTCACCCGTTTTGAACGCGTTCCTTGCAAACCCTTCCAGGCCATTGATAAACCGGCTGAGCTGTATCCCAGCCGCGATCTTCGCCATGTCGCCTATAGCACTCCCCAGCCTCTTCACGGGAGGCGTTGACGAGTTGGCCGCAGGGCCCACGCCCGCCAGCTGCGATGACAACTGGCCGATGGCCGCCGCGCCAGACACCTGCGCGGCGATTCTCAGGATTGCATTGAGCCCCGCCATC